CAGCGAATTATTAGAGGTTGAGCCTGTGCTTATTAATTCTGCGCTGGTATCTGCTCAGAATCGTAAACGGTTGTATTGGTGTGATTGGGATGTTGACCAACCGGAGGACAAGGAGATTTTTCTAAAAGATATCGCCGGCGGAAATGGTGGATGGGGAAAAACAGGCATAAAACAATCTGGTTGTGTAATGGTTGGATTAAAAAGCGGTAACGGATCACACGAAATTCAAAGAAGGGTTTACTCCCAAATCGGAAAGGCCCCAACATTAATGGCAATGAACACGGGTGGGCCAACCCCTCCTCTTATATTTATTGGAGGAATCGAGAAGGGTCGCAGACTACACGATGGAAAAGATTTATCAAGAAATTTTAGAGAAGGGTCAAGAATTTATCATACTGATGGAAAATCAGCCGCTCTAACCGGTCAGCCAAAAGGAGGTGATGGCGGTTACACTGGTCTATACGGTATTTCAAAAACAGATTACAGGAGACTAACCCCAATAGAATGCGAACGTCTCCAAACTCTACCAGACAATTACACTGAAGGCGTCTCGAATACCCAGCGTTATAAAATGATCGGAAACGGGTGGACCGTTGACGTTATCAAACATATTTTTGAATCAATTGAAATATGAAACCAGGAACCCAAGCCGATATAGTCCGAGAATTCGGCTGTTCTCGAAACGCAATAAGCCTGCTAGTCAAAGCCAAAGACTACCGCATTATCAAAACCCCGGGCGGCAAGATCGATGTTGATTCAACAGTCGAAGCCCTGAAAAAGTCAGGATTCGGCAAACGGTCAGACATGATCAAGCGGAAAAAGAAAGCGTTGAAAGGTAAGCCGATAAAGAAAACGGTCCCAACATCAGAAGAACATGAGGACGACATAGAAACGGTTGGTCCTCTCACACTATCTGATAAACGGGACCGAATAGAAAAGCACCTCGCATTTCATAAATCAGAAAAAGAGCGAATCAATAATGAAAAGGCACTTAAAAAGCTGATCAGTATTATTGACGTAGGCGACAAGTCTTTCAACCTATGGCGCCAGGTCCGGGAAGAAATCCAAGCACTCAAAGACAGAATCGCAATCAAAGTCAGGGCTGCAGAAACAGATCACGAAGCGGAGCAAATAGTCCACGATGAAACCCATAGAATCCTCACGTCGATCATTGGAGGCTATGAAACCCTGGACGATGCAGGCTTAAAAAAAAAGCTTCTCACTCGCTTGATCAAATAAACCGCACGGCACTAGAACCAGACCCGAACATTAAAATACAGGACTGGGCAAAACACCGCTTTCACCTTCCCGCATCATCTAAAATGCAGGGCTTGATCGATCTCAGTTACTCCCCCCACATGATCCAAATCATGGACGACCTAAGCCCACAAAGCCCGATTAGAGTCGTTTACCTCTGTTCAGGAACCCAACTTTCAAAGTCTACCCTGAACCTGATCCTGATTGCATACCGCATCGACTGCAGGATCAGAGGCCCGATTCTGGCAATGCATGCGGTCAAAGAGATGGCGCTCGCATGGGCAAAGGATGAATTAGCGGAAACCATTGTTGCGAACGATTACATGCAGAAAGTTCTGCAGAGTGTTAAGAAAGGGGACGATGCCTATCTATTCAAAAAGTGGCCGGGCGGCTCATTAATAACCAGGGGCGGAGCAACAGGAACAGCCTTTGCTAAAATATCAGCGGCTTTATTACTGGTTGATGACCTTGATAGATTTTCAATGAACGTGGGCGCAACGACATCAGGCAAATTTGAACAAAGGAAACTCGGGGAAGGCTCAACTCTCAAGCTTCTTTTTGACAGGGTGTCCGGTAGGTTTGGGGATTATAAAATCTTTGCCAATTCAAGCCCACGGGCGGAAGGTGAGTCACTTATTTGGCCGGCACTAGAAACAACCGATAAAAATCACTTTTATGTAAAATGCCCCCGGTGCGGATTGATGCAGACATGGGAGTTTCAAAACCTTGTGATTCCGCACGAAGCTTATAAACTCACTGCAGAACCTTATATATTATGTCAGAATACAGACTGTCAGAAAGTGCTAACTGGTCCGGGATTCAAGGCAAGCGCAAAGCCTAAAGTTTTCGAACGGCACAAGCACAAGGTCTTACAGAATTGGGAATGGAGGCCACACGCGGAAGGTTCCGACCCATTGATCAGGGGATACAGAATAGGAAGCCTCTTCTCACTGCTCGGGTATCCCTTTTCACAATACGCCCAGGACTGGCTAACAGCGGACAAAGTATTCGACGAAACCGGGGACGAAGGCGAAAAGATCCGACATCGAAACAGCAAGCAAGCCCGACCCTGGAAACGTAAAGTAGGAAAAACAGTTTCACACTCAGCCCTATTCAAAACAATGGAAAACTTAGATCCTTTACCGGAAGATTGCATTATACTCAGTTGTGGCTTTGACGTTCAGGAAAACCCCGGACGGATCGAGGGCCAAGTAAATGGATTCGGCCCAAACAATGACCGGTTTATTATAGACCATCAAATCTTCGGTGGGGATCCTAAAATCAAACCAGGACTTGAAGGATCACCCTGGAACGCCGTTTCCGATTTCCTCCTAACAAAGACCTACCCAAATTCATTTGGACAGAATCAATCAATCTATTGTGCCGGAATCGACATGGGATGGGGAAAGGAAGAGGCATGGATAAAGTATTTCCTGCAAAACTTTGAACCTCTTTTCTTTCAAAAGGTTTTCGGGGTATTCGGGAAAGAGGTAACCAAAGGTTCGATTAATTTCATCGGGAAAAACGCCACGGTTGATATTGATGGATTTGAATCGTGGGGTCTGTATACTAATATAAGACGTGTTTCACTCCGGAACTTATTAAAACGACACGTTGACAGTAAACAGGCAGGAAGCGAAAGCAATTTTCATTTAGGAAACAAGCCCTGTTTTACAGAAGAATTTTGCAGGCAATTAACAATCAGGCGGCCAAATGAAAAAGGTGTCATGGTAAAGCCTCACGATCATGCAAGGGACGAAGCCGAATCGTGCGCTATTTATGCCGATGCAGCTTTTGTTTTAGCTTTCCGCGACTTTGAACAGGGTCCAGATTGGGAAGATTTCAAGACGTGGAATAAACAGAAACCTACTACCAATGGTGGGAACGATGTTTCTATTGTTGGGAGTGTTTTTTAAAAGGAAACTATGATTGAACTATATCAATGTGATTGTATGGATTACATGGCTCAATGTGGTGATAAGGTTTTTGATCTAGCCATCGCTGATCCCCCTTATTTTAACGGGCCAAATAAACTTGGCTATTATAGTGCATCTGTTTCTTCGTCTGGGGTCGTTAGGGACGGGTACAAAAAAACTAAGGATTGGGATGTCCCTGGCCAGGAATATTTTGATGAGCTTCTAAGGGTTTCTAAAAATCAAATCATTTGGGGAATAAACTATTTCAATATTAAAAATCTCGGTCCCGGGAGGATTATATGGGATAAGGTAAACCTGAGTAGTTCTTTTTCAGATTGCGAAATTGCTTACACAAGCTGCCATGATAGCATTAGATTATTTACTTACATGTGGAACGGCATGCTGCAGGGGAAAAGTATAGCAGAGGGGAGAATTCAGCAAGGTAATAAAAAACTAAATGAAAAAAGAATTCACCCGACACAAAAACCTGTTATTCTCTACGATTGGTTGTTGATGAAATATGTAAAACCAGGAATGAAAATAATCGATACGCATCTCGGAAGCGGAAGTATAGGAATTGCGGCCCATAGAGCAAATGTTGATCTTGCTGGATGCGAAAAGACCAAGGAAATTTTTGATTCAGCAAAAGAACGAATCGAAGCAGCACAAAATCAACTAACATTCTAAACCAAATCATGTCAATAATGTCAATTTGGAGATATATCTCAAATAAAACTTGACACTATTGACAATTCCCCGTTATAAGTTGAGAAATACCTCAATCCTAACAGCGGGGAAATATGCTCAAAAAGAATACCACGCGCAAAACCGTTACTAAAACGGTCATACCTACAGCACCAGCCAAAGTTTTATCCGATAAAGAAATCGTCCAAGAAAAATTCAAGTTTGCAAAGCCCGATAAGCGGAAAAACTGTTTCTGTATTCTGGATAAAAAAGACGGTGTTCCCGTTCATTCCGGACTTGCAAAATCAGAATCAGACGCATGGAAGAAAGCAGCCCACGGAATCCTCTAATGGGTGCGCCTTTCACGCAAGCAGAAATCCAAGCCGAGATTGACAACTGCAAAACGCGGCTCCGGGAATCAATGGAAGCCCAACAGTATAGTTACGATCAAGGCCCGGTTGGACAATTCGGGGTTCAGAAAGGTGATGTCAAAAAGATCAAAGAGGTTATGCAATATTGGATTGACATGATGGACGAATATTATCCGACAGTTTTCCAGCCAGCATCAAATATTACTTTTAACGAAATCGGGTTCAAACAAGGCTAATGGCTAAAATAAAAGAAACCGGACTAGATAAAGTTATTCAAAATGTCTTCCCTGGCTGGGGAGCAAAGCGGTTACAAAGCCGGGTCAATGTCGCTATGCTCTCAGGAGCGTTTGAAGCAACGCGGCCCGGAAACCGCCCGTTTGACGGATTCACTCAGTTTATGACTTCCCCGAATTCAAGAGCCACAACTTTAGAACGTCAAAAGCTGATCAATTTTAGCCGGTTTCTCTGCCAGTCTGGAATAGGTTCAGCCATCACAAACCGACTCGCTGATCATGCTATCGGGTCAGGCCTGGTTTTCCGATCTTCGATTAATGCTGAAAAACTCGGACTAAATGAAGATCAGAAAAAAGCGAAGCAGAAAGAGTTTACTAATTTCTGGAAATCATTTTTCCAAGGTGAGAATGGTCATTACGAACGAATGTATTCAGGTGGTTATCTTCAAGGCGTAGCTTTTAAAAGTATGTTAGAAGGCGGTGATTGTTTCCCGCTTCCTGTGAAGAAAAAACCACGGGTCAGTCACAAATTCCCCTTCGCCTTGCAGATATTAGAATCGGAACGGGTCCAGACGCCAAGAGGATTAGAAAACGATAACCAGTTTTATCAAGGCTTCCAACGGAACGCAAACGGGATACCGGTCAAGATATGGACTTCAGACAACAAGGGCAAGTTCGGTCAAGCGGATTCCGGATATTTTAACCCGGATGAGTGGGCAAGCAGGAATATTTTCGGGTCAAATACCGGAATCAGGCAGGTTTTCCAGCTTAAAAATCTGGCACAAGACAGACCCGGAGCATTGAGGGGAATCCCTCTTTTAACTCCCACAATCGGATTGATTATTGACCATCAAGAACTAACAGCATCAGTTTTACAATCTGCCAAGATTCAATCGATATTTGCGGCATTCTGGACAGGTGGCGGGGCGGCTCCAAAAATGGGCGGCGCTCCAACGAATAACCAAACAGCAAAGACTACTTCAAGTTTTCCCAGGATAGACCTGACAAAAGGGCAAATCGTTGATTTAGCCGGGACAGATGCGGAACTTAAGGCGTTTGAAAGCACACAACCGAACGGGAATTTTACAGACTTCCAAATCCATATTATCAGCTTAATCGGTGCAATCTCAGGAATCCCGAAAAGCGTCATCCTACTCTGGATGGACCGAAACTACTCGGCAAACAGAGGGGAAGTCGCAATGTTCTGGATTACGGTTCTTAGGAATAGGGTAGCTTTTATCCTGCAATTCCTTTTCCCATTCTATGAATATTTACTTTCCTGGGGGGTAGCTTCCGGAAATATTTCGGCTCCGGGATTCTTTGACGATCCAGAAATCAAGGCGGCCTGGTTGGGCGATCCTGTTCACCAGTTTTCAGGGCCGAGAATGCCAAGCCTTGACGTTGAGAAGGAAGCAAAAGGTATGACGGCGCTCAGAGATGGCCGGTTTAATTCTACCCGGGGATTGATTGAGCAGAGTTCAGAGCTGGATCCGGACGCGGTATTTGAAGAGATCAAGGAAGAGGAAGAGGACGGGATTATTGAAGCCGTAGCGGCTCAGACAAAACAATTAATAGCTGAAAACGAAATCGAACCAAAGGAAGGTGCTGACGATGACTAACACAATCGAAATTGATGGAATCATAGGGTGGGACGTTTACCCTTCTGAAATAAGCGCCCAACTAAAGAGTTTTAAAGGAAAGCCTGTTGATATTTTATTTTCATCTGATGGTGGGTATATTTCGGACGGTCTGGCAATCTTCAACCATATACATGACTACGAAGGGCACACG